GAAAGGGCGCCACGGAAGCCAAGGCCAGCGAAAACACTAAACTGGCAATGGCCGACCTGATGGCCTGGGGGCCTGACGTGCACGTCGCGATCCACACCAATGCAAGCAAGAGCAAAGACGCGCACGGCATTCGCATTGGCTATCCGCAAAAGAAATACGACAGCGTGCAGGCGCGTCTTGACGCGAGCCGCCGTCTTGCCGACTGCGTGGTGGCCGAAAACAAAAAAATCTATTACGCGCCTGGCTGGGTATCGAGCACGGACAGCTATGATTTTTATGAACTGAACGTGCCCAAGTGCCCGGCCATTTATATTGAAGGCTGCTTTGCCAACAGCAACCTTGACGACGCGAGATGGTGGCACAACAACATGGACGCCATCGCCCGAGCTTACGCCGACGCGCTGGAAAACTGGTGGGCAGGCGAGGGAAACCCTTTGCCCGGCACGCAGCCCGAAACGCCTGCGCCGGAGACTGATAAGGAGCCGTCTGAAACGGCAGGCGTCGCGCGGATGAAGGCCAGCTACAAGTGGCGTCTGAGGCTGTGGAGCGACACAAAAATGAGCACGGCGCTGGCGACGATCAGGCACGGCGTGGATATCCTGCTGCTTTCTAAGGAACCGGAAAACGGCTATTACCATGTCACATATGAGGGCGTGGAGGGTTATGTGGATGCAAGGTATGTGGAGAGGGTGAGCTGAAATGGAGCGCGAAATGATGCAGCTGGAAAGAGAGATCGCGGATATCAAAAAGGACGTAGGCGCCCTGAAGGAGCAGACGAAGACGCTGTTTGGTTTTCAGAAAGAGCAGACGGATCTGGCAAAGTCTGTACACTCCATGGCTCTGAGCATGGAGAAGATGGCCAACGAACAGGGGCACATGAGCAGCGATATCAAGGGGATTCGCTCTGATGTGGACCAGCTCAAAAGCAAGCCTGCGAAAAAGTGGGACGCAGCCGTAAATAAGGTGACGATGGCTGTCCTGGCCGCGATCGTCGGCTTTATCATGGCGAAGCTCGGTATTGTGTAACAGGAGGGATGAAAAATGGAGTTTGATATCATTTCTTTGCTGCAGGAGTATGCGGTACTGCCGGTATCGGCGCTGTGCTGGATTGTAGGCTATGCGCTCAAGCACTATGTGACGAAGCTGCCCAGTAACTATATTCCGCTGATTCTGGGCGCGCTGGGCGTTGTGTGCGTCGTGTGGATCAATATGTCTGTGTCGTTTGAGCTGGTGTTTTCGGGCATATGCAGCGCAGCGCTCGCAGTATGGCTGCACCAGGTAGGCAAGCAGCTCTCGTCGGAAAAAGAGAGCGCGTAAGGAAAGAGGGTGAGGCGAACGCGCAACAGGATCAGCATCATGCATTCAAGTGACTTTAAGCGCTGCCGCGAAAACTGCGGCTTAACGCCTGATGAAGGGGTTGTCATGGATATGCTGCGTCGTGAGTGCAGCCATGTACAGATAGCTTTTGCATTACACGCCTCGACCGCTACCGTAGCACGCAGGCAAAAGAGCCTGTATGCAAAAATAGATATAGAGTTATAAGGATCATCCCGCTCTCCGTGATGGGGAGCGGGACGATTTTGTTTTTGGAGGGAGTGGCAGATGATAAGAAGATGAATAAAACCTGACGAAAAGGTGATAAACGGCGCGGCCAGAAATGTGGGACAATGGTCACGTAAAGAAGGGAGGCGATACCAATGTTCAACAACAGGTCCTATCCTTACGGCGGCTATGGCTCCAATTATCCGCAATACGGCAGCATGGAGCAGCAGGGTATGTATCCTCAGCAGAGCGCGCAGCCCATGATGGGGATGCCGCCTCAGCAGACGCCTCAGCCCATGAGCGTACGCATGGTATCCAGCCGTGAGGAGGCGCTTGCCGTGCCGGTTGACTTCATGGGCAACGCCATCTATATGCATGATGTGGCGCATGGCAGAATCTATCGCAAAGTATGGAATGTGCAAAGCGGAGCAGCGGAATTTGAGGAATATGGCGCTCTTCCTAAAGCGCCCGAACCTATGCCGGCGCCCGTTCCTGCGTATGCGACGGAAGCTCAGGTAAGAGATCTGGAGGCGCGCTTTACGGAACTGGAGAGCTACATCAAGAACAATGTGTAAGGAGGGATGCCTATGATCAATCCTTTGGGGCTGCTGCGCATGCTTCAAGGCGGAAACCCGATGCAAGTATTGTCCGGTCTTGCCGGGCAGAATCCGGCGATTCGGCAGATGATACCGATGGTTCAGGGTAAAAACCCTCAGCAGCTGCAACAAATCGCGGAGAACATGTGTCGCGAACGCGGTATGACCTTTGACCAAGTCGTTAAACAGCTTGGCCTGAAATAATAATCTGCAAGCCATGACGCTCAGGCGGCTATATGGCTGTAAGATAAATATAAGTAAAGGAGATGATATGGAATATGGCAGATAATGATTTTGCGACCGGTTATATGTGCGGTCAGTCTGATGGCGGCGGCATGATGATGCTCAACGGCATGGCTACGCGCGCTGACATCAACGAGGGATTTGCGCTCAACAATATTACCAGCGGCATTACGGGCATTCAGCAGGGAATCTGCGACAGTACGTATGCCCTGACCAACGGCATGAACAACGGTTTCCATAATCAGACGGTGGCCACGATGCAGGGGTTCAACGGTGTTGAACGGGGCTTTTGCGACCTGAGTCATCAGCTGAGCGACTGCTGCTGCGAAAACAAACAGGCGATCGCAGACCTTAAGTATACGATCGCGAAAGAGGCGTGCGACACGCGCAATCTCATGCAGACGAACACCCGCGATCTGATTGACAACCAGAACAACGGTTTCCGTGCGATCTTTGACCGCATGACGCAGAGCGAGATGGATGCGCTGCGCGCCGAAAACCAGAGCCTGAAGTTCCAGGCCTCGCAGTCCGCGCAGAACAACTATCTTGCGGCTATGAGCGACGCGCAGACTGCCGAGCTTATTCGCAGACTGCGCACGCCCGATCCTATTCCGGCGTACACCGTACCCAACCCCAATTGCTGCTACACTCCGCGCTGTGGTTACGACGGCGGATGCGGCCAGCGCTGGGGCTGATGCAACGCATGAGGCAGGACAGTTTGGCTCAGCCATTCCCTGATTAAAAGACAAAAAGGGGCCGGGCGGAGCGCTCGGCCCCTTTATGACGTAAAAAGGAGGATGATTGGAATATGATTAACGCTTTTATTTCTACGCCTGTTGTGGTAGCGGCTGACAGTTCGATTCCCTTTGCGGGCAGCCGCGCGCGGACAAACAACTCCTGCGCCTGCAACGGCGGGTGGCTGCTGCATCAGGACGGCAGCGGCATATTTACCATCAGCAGGCCTGGCCGATATCTGGTGCAGTTTGGCGCCACGGTGACGGCCGAGGTGGCGGGACCTGTATCGGTAGCGCTGAGACTGAATGGCGAAAACATTCCCGGCGCTGTGATGGGCGAAACGATTGACGCGGCAGATGATGAAGCGAGTATCAGCCGCGCGGTGATTGTGGACGTGCCGTGCTACGCGACGTTTACGCTAAGCGCTGTAAATGTTGGTGCGGATGATATCACGATCAACAGCGCGTCGCTGCTGATTGCGCGACTGAGCTAAAGGGGGTGAAGGCATGAGCTATGCAACATGGCAGGCACTGAGAAAGGCCAAGGAAGGCACTGAAATGCGCAGCAGGCGGCGCATAGGCTTTGGGGAGAACGAATCCCCTGAAAGCTATGACGGACGCGACAGACCGCGAAATAACGGCAATGGCGGCGATATGCGCATGGAGAACCGCGAGCGGATGTATGGAGGCGACACGAGCCGGATGGGCACGGACTGGCGTGACCGGCCGCGCGACAATGACACGGAAATGCGCCAGCCCTGGCCGTATCCTGGCCAGCCTGTGTGGCCGCAGGGAAACAGCCAGGGAGAAAAAGGCAGGTATCGCGAGCGACCTGGGAGGCTGGGATATCGCCAGAAGATAGACGACGAGGAAGAGGATGATGACGAAGAAGATGACAAAAGTCGCCGCAGAAAAAGCGCGCGCGTGGGTGGATCGCTGTGGATGGAGCCGGAAGGCGCAGCCATAGAGCCGCTGACAAAGGAGCAGGCGCACGAGTGGGTGGACAGCATGACGGCGCCGGATCCGAACAACAAAGGTAACGGCGGGAAGATTGGCTGGGAGGAAGTTAAGGCGATGGCGGCGAAACACGGCATCACAGACGAGCATAAGCTGATTGAGCTGTATGCGGTCATCAACGCCATGAAGAGCGACTATGCCAAGGTTGCTCAGAAATACGGGGTAGCGTCGCCTGAGTATTATTACGATCTGGCCAAGGCTTTCATTGATGACAGTGACGCCAAGCTGCACAAGGTGGCACGGTACTATAAGTACATCGCTGCAAGGTAAGGCGATGAAGATCTAACGTAATAGAGAGAGATGCTGGCAGCAACGCTGCCAGCATCTTGTTTGCATAAATTTTTGCACAGCAGGCTGTATAAAGAAAACGAAACGCCGGTCAGGGATACCCCGGGGTCAAAAAAAGGAAAGAACGTAGGGAACGCGAACCGGGAGGGTTGCGTCTTAGAGAGTCTTTGGGCAAACCTCAAGGGTGGGCTGAGACAAATTACAAAAATTACAAAACGAAAATGGATTTTGTAATTGAAAAAATAGTGCGCATATAATGAAGTAAAATTTCAAATTACAAAAATTACAGAAATTACAGAAAAAATAATATAGGGTCAAAATTTTTTGGCAAAAGCGATATAAAAATATAGGGGGTATATGTTCAAAAACTGTAATTTTTGTAATTTCTGTAATTTTCCTAGGAATATCAACAAAAATTGAGTTTTCGTTTTGTAATTCCATTTGTAATTTTGTAATTAAGCTTTTGCAGCATGCCATTGAGTGACTACCGTTTTGACTACTTTTCTATAGCAAATAGACGACATTATATAATATATGCATTTTCATAAAAAACAGAAAAAAGGGCGAAAACAAACAAAAAACCACCGAAAACGCTTGGTTTCGGTGGTTTTACTGGCGCGCCCCGCGGGATTCGAACCCACGACCTTTTGATTCGTAGTCAAAAAATAAAATACTATAATTTAGCCTAAAATAAGGGTTTTTTCAGCATGTATTTGCTCATTGACTACCGTTGTGACTACCGTTCACGTATTGTTCTACCAAGGACGCTGCTTTTTGTTCGCGAGCCTCGCTGATGTGATCGTAGATCTCAAGGATCATTTTTTCGTCTTCGTGGCCCATCCACTTTATTGCTATGTTCATGTCGACGCCACAGTCGCGCAACATGGTGCAGTAGCTGTGGCGCAGGTCGTGCGGGCGCACGTCAAATGTTTTCCACGGTGGCAGCTGCTCGCCGGCGAGCAGCTTGGCTTTGTCTTCGGCGGTTTTACCATACCAGCGTTTTTGTGAGTATCCGTTGATATAACACTCTACGGCAAGCACATAGGAGGACCAGGCGCTGTTGAAGGCACTTTCGCTCATCACCCCTTCGCCGCGTTGTCTCTTGGCTACATACCCTTCTATTTCCTGCAGTTCCTGGCGCAGCAGCTGCAGCATAGGAATTACACGACGGCCGGCTTCCGTCTTGGGGCTTTTGACTGTTGGCTGATTGCTTTGGAAAGATACGGCGCTGGTCACGTGGATCGTGCTGGCGTCAAAGTCTACATGCTTGGAGATATTTAGCGCCAGCGCTTCGCCACGGCGAAGGCCGGCATAGCGCATAAGCATAACCACCGGGCGGAAGGGATGCTGTACGTTCAAGATTAACGCGTCTTCCTCAGGCGTAAGCGCACGGTGGCTGCCTTCGGGTCCTTTGTGCGGCCTGGCTGTTTTATCACGCGCAGGGTTCACGCGGATATATCCATCAGCCACTGCGCTGTCAAACAGTGCTACGTAGATGGATTTTGCCTTTTTGATGGCAGAGTTGGAGTATGTAGCGTAGTGATCGCTATACAGTGCCTTAATCATGGTGGGTGTAATCTGCGACAGCAGCTGGGCGCCGTATGCGCGCATTAGCACGTCCAAGTTGCCTGCATAGGCATTATAAGTGCGCTGTGATACGGTTTTTTTGTGCGCCGGCAGCCATGCGGACGCATATTTTTCCACTGTCGGGCAAGTGGTTTGCATTCCTTCCTTTAGGGCCTGTTTGTATTCATCGCGTTTCCGCAGCGCTTCGGCTTGTGTCGTACCATAAAAGAATTTGCCCTGAAACTTTACCGTATACCGGCCATCTGCACGCTTTTTTAATGTTTGACGGGGCATGTGGGCTCCTTGTGTTAAAAGAATCAGTTATTTGACATAATAGATGTCTTTGTCTTTGATCGTCGAGGCGATGCCGGGATATACCCAGAAAAAGTCGGAGTCGCGCTGGAAATTGCTATAAAGCCCGCTTCTATATTCCATGTTTCCCCAAGTGTACGCGGAAAATGCTTTTTTCGTCATGCGAATAGACATGACGTTTTTCATGTTAACATTTCCTTTTTCATCTGTCATATTCGTATTGATTTCAAAGGAAACGCAGTCTACGCCGGGAATTTTGAAAGCATATTGGCAATAGTTAATATAGTCGGACAGCACTATCCGGACGAAATCGGCATTATCCCATACTGAATCTATATAGTCGTATGTAATAGTATAACTTTTGAACACGTCGTTATATTCGGCCTTGACATTGGAAACTTTATACTTTGCTGTTTTTTTGAATAGCTTTACAAGCGAGGCTGAATCTGTCGAATAGGAAGATATACTAATGCTTTGCTTCTTTGTATCGTCTTTGCCGCTGCTGTTGAAGAAGTTGAAGATACATACAAGCAGTATCAGGATTACGATGATTTGACCTAAGCTAAAGCCGGTTTTTTGTTATTTTGTTCAGACATAATACCTCTCCTTTTTTTTCTGATAACTGTAGTTGCGGTGTACTGCATATTATAAACTGATGTGCTCACCTCGACTTCCATCTGTAATATAGCAAGTTTACTTTTCGCTCTTTGTTTTTTTGAACGTGCGCCTACTGACCATCATATCCTGCATCTGGCTGCGGGGCTCAAATGCTGCCAAATCCGCGTCCATGGGGCCGCTTATAGGTACCCATTGAGCGCT